TCAGCGCCTGAAGCGCCATTCCCCCCGTGTTCCCGACCCCCGAGACACCCGATAAAGCCAAGGCCCCGAAAGCCCCCGGCTGCTGGTTGGCGACAAGCAAAGCCCTCTTACGCCGGTCCAGAATCTCGCTATCGACCTGATTTTGAAGATCGGCTCCAAGTCCCAAATCAATACCCGCCTGTGAAAAGGCTCCGGGATTTGTAGGAATTAAAGGACTTGGCTGGACCATGATTGCCTATAAACCAGTAAACGGGTCTATGTCTACACCATGAGCCATGAAAACACCATCGCTCGATTGAATGTTTTTTCTTGCGAAGTCTTTCCAATGCTGTCCACCCAACGATCCCATTGGTATTCCGCCGACGCAAAACCTTTTCGCCATCATAACTAATATTCGAGTTGCTGACATAAGGTCGTCGTGGACTTTGACGATATTTCCGGTTTCGTCACGGTGGTAGCTTACGAACTCTTCCCACCAGTCGATCAGGTGTGAGCACACCTTCAGCCGTCCTGACGTAAATCTCTGCTGCATCTCCATGATCCCGGCTTCGGTCGCATAGCCTCCGGTGGGGAAGGTGGCGTGGGTCGCGAACATTCTGAGGCCGAGTCCCCGGTAAAGACCCGCCGTCGTCTCCGGTGAGTCGTCTCTTGTCTGACGGTGGCCGTCGTGGGGCCAGAACACCGGGGCTCCAGCACATACACGCTTCATCGCGTCGGCGTGCTGGATCGGCATCATGTTCTTTAACTGGAGGGCGTGGGCGATGTAGATGATGTCTGTAATTGGATCATAGAATCCAAGTACTGCTGCGAAAGGATGGCTAAACTTTCGGCTCGCTCCACCCATGCCGCCAAAATCGACGCCCCATCCGAGTCTCCAGTGACCAAGAGGTTCTGGGATAGGAGGAACTTCAATAGTCTCTCGCATGATAGGAAAGATTGCTCCGCTACCCATGATAGGCCGTCCGGACCTACGGGCTGCTTGTTCGTGGGCCGGGAAGCTTTCGATCGCTCGGTCATAGGATTCTCTCGTTAGATGGCTGTGGGGCTCGGCAAGAACATCGTCCCCGGTCATGTTGACGAAACCCTTGTCGGGGTCGGTCGCGCGGGCGAAGGACTGGTAAAGCTCCGTCTCGCCCTGAAGCGGTGTGAAGGTGATCATCATCGACCCGTCGGTGGCCAAGAGACGAGCCTGACACTCGGTATAGACCTTGAAGTCGTCCGGCTCCTCGTCGAGCCAGATAAAGCTTACGCCGTCCCCTTGGAACTTCTGCCAGCCCTGCTCGTAGGATTTAAAGGCGAGGGTCGAATACCCACCGGAGATGTGCTTCACGGCAACTGAGGCAAAGGCACCCGTGGTGCCACGTCCAAGAACCGGGTCGGTCACGAAGCACGACTTCGGGATCAGACCCGTCCCCAATGTGTCCGGTGTGTTCGGCTTCCCGCATAGCTTGAGCTGGTTGATCCCCATCGTCTTGTCGGCGGTGAGGCCGCACGCCCACGCGAGGATCGGTTTGTCGAACTTGAGGCCCTTCCACCATGGCGGATATATCCCTGTTACGTGACACGCTGTCTCGTAGGCTCCGGCATCGGATTTTCCGAGCTGGTTGCCGGCGTTGAACATTCTCTCGCGCTTGGTCGCCCCAAGCTCGAAGAACTCTCTCTGCTTGGCGTAGGGGACGAACTGTTCGAGGCGATTGTATTTCTTGAACTCGACCGCAGCCGACAGGACCTTGTGGAGCTGGGCCAGCCTCTCCTCACTCATCGGGAGCTTCCGTAAACTCGCCCTCGACAACCCCAACCCCGGCCAGAAGCTGTTTCGGGTCCAGCTTCAACTCCCGAGCCATGCCCTTGATCTGCTCGATCAGGTCCCGCTTGTCCTCGGTCACATGCTCGACCCGGATCCTCTGTTCCGCCGTGAACCCATTGATCGCAGCAAGCTCCTTCGCCGCCTTGAACCTGTCCTTGTGATCCTCCGACTGGGCGATCTCCAACAGGACACTGACCCCGACAATCGCAGCCCCGGTAAGCCTCTTGACCGACTCCTCATGTAACGCGGCGATAACGCCCTCGTCCCGCATAAGGTGATAGCCGTAGTCCGGCCTATACCCCGCAGCCTCAGCCGCCTCCATCACCATTGCCGGGTTCGCGTTCCTCTTGAGCATCTCAAGAACAAACCCGCGCTGACGATCCGGTAACGCCCGCATCGACTTCCCGTCGAACTTACGATCCGTCTGAATAGCCAGTTCCCGCCCCATATAACTAGAGTATCACAGTATTTGCGAAATCCCAATACTTTAGGAATCCGCTAAATTTCTGAAAAACCGCGATTTTTTAAGCGACCCGATTTTTGAAAACGCCGGATAGATTGGTTGATGGCACAACATCACACGCTCGCGACTTTGGGGGTGCCCGCCACCATGCCCCCGGTCTATTCGTGATTACTTCCACGGCGGGGCAAATCATCATGGTCGAATCATCCGTGACTTTGGATGGTCATGACGGATACTTGACAGAAGCGAACACGGCTCGCGATCCTACGTGCGCACACACGAGGAGGACGTAACCATGCTCATCGCATCATTGATCGCACTATCGCTCGGCATCGTGATTGCCCGTCACATCGCCAGGCAGCGCAGTCACCACCAAGCTATCAGGCGAAGGCTGCGTGAGATCGGGAAGTGGGATTCGCGTGCGTGATGATTGGGGAAATGAGCTGTTTTCCCCCTCACCTGTCTAAGCTGCATAAGCTGCTTTGTGCGCTCTGCTGGAGTTGCACAGCTTACATGCGAGAGCGAGATTGCTCGCGTCGTCGGAGCCACCTTGGCTTACTGGTGTTAGGTGCTACTTCACTCGCGCTCTAAATGCGTTCCATCGCATAACGGCTGCTGTCTTTGGCGATGCTGCTTGAGCAATCAAACCACAGTTAGGGCAGGGAGTGCGCTTTGGTTCTGGCGGTGACTCGACGCCATCTCTCTTAGCCATGTAGCTCAGCAGATCGTTGAGTGACTTGTGACCGAAGTTTGGCCACTTCATGAGTGTCTCGCCGTCGGGGAACGCGGACGCCGGATCGTGCGGCGTTAAGTGCGGCGCTTCGTTCATCAGGCAGTTGATTGTTCTCGTATCCAATCCGGTGATGCGCCACATCATCTCGCGACCAACGCGGATGGCTTCGGCCTCGCGGGCGGCATCAAACCAACCCTCGCTCAATTCACCCTCCCGATAGGGATCTTCACCAAACTTGAGCTTAGCATCTGGGCTCTTACCAGGTCTCCGTAGGCGTGGGACTTCAATAGCTCTGCCATCGAGTGAAGCAGATTGCCCATCGGCTGTCCGCGCCAGTTGAGCGACTCACTCTCGAAATGCTCTGCAAGATTAAGCAAATCACCCATGCTGTCACCTACATGAAATTGGCCGAAAAGTCAAAGAATTAGTACTTGAATCGGAGCTTGGGAGAGCCGTTTTCCACATACCATTTGATGTCGTTTCGGGGCCGATATTCGCCGTCGCTGTAGGGAATCCTGCCAGCCAATCGATCATTGCCTATGTCGCACCACTCCTGGGCTGTGCGCTTGACCTTCTTCGTCTCAACTACCTTCAGCGGGTTGTCAGTCATAATTGCCCTCTAAGACCTTCTGGAAATTGCCCTTTTTCATCAACCAGTCGATGGTGAGAGGCGTTCTCCCCCTGTCACCGCGAAGGAATGGGCTATCGCGGCACTTGGCGAATACGGTCTGGAAGTCCTCAAGCGAGTATTGAGCTATCCGCGCCCTGATGAGCTGGCGGCGCTCTGGGGTGATGTCCCTCGGGACAGGCAAGCCAAGGGCTGAGGCGAGTTGCTGGTAGAACTCGAAAACATGCTCGGGCAAAAGCGTTGGCGCATCGCCAGATGCGTTAATCTCTGATGGTTCTTGATGGTTCTTTGATGGTTTGTCCGAAGCCGCTTCGGGGGTCTCCCGAAGAGATTTCGGGGGTGGGGTGCAATCTCTGCGGGGGGAAACCTCTTCGGGGGCGCAATCGCTTCGGGGGTTCTCGCCGAACAACACAATCGGGTGAACAGTGTAGTTGCACCCTTTCCCGACAACCTCGCGGCGCGTAAGATGACCTCTGGCGCACAAGGACTGAATACACCCCTGGATTGTGCGGTCGCTTTTGCTGCACTTCCTTGCCAGCGTAGCCATTGACGGCCAGCAATGCCCTTCGTCGTTGGCGCAGTCCGCGAGAGCCAACAGCACAAGCTTCTCGCTGTCAGGAAGCAGCAGCTCCCAAACGAGCCCCATCATACGGACGCTCATGCTTGCCTGATCCAGCAGCCGACTTCGGCGGCGCAACCTCTTGGGTCGCGGGTGATTTCGGCACCAGTAAATCGCATGACATAGATACCGCGCGCCACGCAAAAGCGATCACGCCTCTTGTCCCGTTCAACTTGCTCTTTCCTGACCGCGTGAAAATC